CCTTGGGTTCAAGGAGAAGGACGACGCGTATCACGAGCGGACGGCGGCTACGATTGAGCGGACTCAGGGGTCGAGTGCGGCGGATAGATATCGTGCGAATAACCCGCCGTCGGGATCGGGATCGGGATCGGGTTCTACGGGATTGCCTGAAACGGCTAATGTTCGCCCTGTACTCCGCCCTGATATTATTGAGCGAGATGACAAAGGGAATATCACGAGCGCGACCTATTCTCCTGAAAGACAGCCTACGTTTCAGCAGTTAAACCCTGCGGTATCTTCCGGTCGAACGGATGAATACTCTTCGGATTATTTAACGTTGCCTGCGGCAAAGCAGGACGGAATTATGGCAATGGCAACGAGTTTGCCACAAAGAGCTTTGGGTTACCTTGGTGGGGCTCGGGCGGACGATCCGGTTGTAAACATTGTTGACGGGAAGCCTATTTATCAGGACTCTCAGGGTCGTACCTATTCTTATAACGCGCTAGGTTTGGCGTATAATACAAAGGATGCGAACACTTTAGACGAGGACCCATCTCAGGTAGAGCGTCGTGAGGAGGCAATGCGGAGTTTAGGCTCTGGGGATGATGACGGTGGCACGGGCATTATTGATGATTTGTTGGAAAATGATTCTGAGACCACGGACCCCTGTCCTGATGGGTATGTTTACGACAGTGAGCAGATGATGTGCGTGATTGATCCGACGACGGGTCTTATGCCGGACTTGCCGAGCATTGAGTTGCCTGACCCAACGGTTCCTGTTTCAGACTACACACAAGTGGCGAGTAATTTTATACCAACCCCACTACAACCCACGGCTCCAAATCCCATTCAGCAGCAGTTGACGCAGATGAATAGGATGATGCGTGGCCCACAGCAGCCGCAGCGGCAGCGCAGCGGGTTGGCGGGAGCTAACACGGGGATTATGCAGGTACGTCCGTGAACTTACAGGCTCTTCCAGAAGACGCATTAAAGGAGATCTTGGCGCTTACGGAAGCCAAGAAGAAGCTGGATCTTCGGGAGGAAGCCTCTGAGAAGTTCATGCCGTTTGCGCATCACGTCTACGAGAACTTCATTGAAGGTCGGCATCATAGGCTGATTGCTGAAAAACTTGAACGTGTTGCACGAGGGGAACTCAAGCGGCTTATAATTAATATGCCGCCTCGTCATTCGAAGTCTGAGTTTGCAAGTTACTTGATGCCTGCTTGGTTCTTGGGCCGGAATCCAAAGCTCAAGATTATTCAGGCAACGCACAATACGGAGCTTGCGGTACGTTTTGGGCGCAAGGTTCGTGATTTGATTGACGACCCTGCGTACAAAGAGGTGTTTCCTGATACGAATTTGAAGGAGGACAACAAGGGTGCGGGTAAATGGCAGACTGACAAGGGTGGTGAATACTTTGCTGCGGGTGTTGGAGCGGCTGTTACGGGGCGGGGTGCGGACCTTTTTATCATTGACGACCCTCATTCGGAACAAGATGCGCTGAGTGAGAGCGCGTTTGACAACGCGTATGAGTGGTACACTTCTGGTCCCCGACAGCGTTTACAACCTGGTGGTGCAATTATCTTGGTTATGACACGCTGGGGTAAGAAGGATTTGACTGGACGCTTAATTCAGTCGCAATCGGGCGATGTCATGGCGGATCAGTGGGAGGTCGTGGAGTTTCCGGCTATATTGCCGAGTGACAAGCCACTTTGGCCTGAGTTTTGGGAGAAGGCTGCACTGCTTTCGATCAAGGCTTCTTTGCCTGTGGGCAAGTGGAATGCGCAGTGGCAGCAGCAACCGACGGCATCTGAGGCTGCGATTATCAAACGTGAGTGGTGGCAAGACTGGGAGGAAGAGAAGATCCCGAGGCTTGACTACATTATACAGGCATATGACACGGCGTTTTCTAAAAAGGAGACGGCGGACTATTCAGCGATTACGACGTGGGGGATATTTAAACCTGAAGAGGGTGGGCCCGACCATGTTATATTGATGGATGCCCGACGAGGTCGGTGGAACTTTCCTGAACTCAAGGAGATTGCCTATGAAGAGCACGAATACTGGGAGCCGGACATGGTGTTGGTCGAAGCGAAAGCGACGGGTACGCCACTTATTGACGAGTTGCGGCTTCGTGGTATTCCGGCATTGGGCTTCTCACCAGGCAAAGGGAATGATAAGGTAACGAGAATGCACATGGTTGCGCCTCTGTTTGAAGCAGGAATGGTGTGGGCACCTATGCACGAAAGGTTTGCTGATGAGGTCGTTGAGGAAGTAGTTTCATTTCCTAATGGCGATCACGATGACTTTTGTGATAGTATGACCCTAGCACTGATGCGTTTTCGTCAGGGTGGGTTTATTTCACTGCTGGGCGAAGACGATGAAGGTTTAGAATGGAGGCCCCGTAAAAGGGAGTATTATTGATGGCAAGAGCACCAAACATGGTTGATTCGGGGTTAAACCTCGACGACACAATGGGACTTCCCGATGTGGAGATTCCGGTAGATGCGCCTATGGAATTTCCTGGTGGTGCCGAAGTCATTGACGACGGACAGGGTGGCGCGATCATACAAGCCCTTGCTGACGCTCAGAACCTGCCTTCGCAGGAGGAGCTTATTCCGTTTGACGCAAACCTTGCTGAGTTTTTGGATGACGGCACTTTGGGTGAGTTATCTAGTGAGCTTCGTGGTTTGTACGAAGAGGACTTAGATTCACGCTCTGAGTGGGAAGAAACGTATGTTCATGGTCTGGATCTGTTGGGGATTAAGACTGAGGAGCGCACGACTCCGTTTGAGGGGGCGAGTGGCATTACGCATCCGATGGTTGCGGAGAGTGTGACGCAGTTCCAAGCGCAAGCGTATAAGGAGTTATTGCCAGCGGGTGGTCCGGTTCGTACTGGGGTGCTTGGTGCAAAGACGCCTGAGAAGGAAGCGCAGGCAGCGCGTGTCAAGAACTTTATGAACTACCAGATTACTGAGGTGATGGAAGAGTACGATCCGGATATGGATCAGTTGTTGTACTATCTCCCGCTGAGTGGTTCTACATTTAAGAAAGTATATTTTGATCCGACGCGGCAACGTGCGGTATCGAAGTTTATTCCTGCACAGGATTTGGTTGTTCCATATTCGGCATCTGATTTGATGACTGCGAACCGTGTGACGCATGTGCTTCGGATGGACGAGAACGATGTGCGTAAGATGCAGGTTGCGGGGATGTACCGTGAGGTAGATTTGCAGGCGTCTTCGGATTTAGAGGAAGATCCTGTTCGTCAGAAGGTTAACGAGTTAGAGGGTTTATCTAAGAACTACAGCGACGATGTTCTGACGGTTTTGGAAATGCATGCCGATCTGGACATCGAGGGTTTCGAGGATATGGACCCTACGACCGGAGAGCCTACGGGTGTAAAACTGCCGTACATTGTTACGATAGATCAGACTTCCGGTGAGATACTGGCTATTCGCCGCAACTATGCGATGGACGATCCGATTAAGCGTAAGCGCCAGTATTTTGTACACTACAAGTTTACACCTGGTTTGGGTTTTTACGGCTTTGGTTTGATTCACATGATTGGTGGTTTGGGCCGAGCGGCAACGAGTTTGCTGCGTCAGTTGATTGATGCGGGTACTTTAGCCAACCTTCCCGCTGGATTTAAGGCCCGTGGAGTACGGGTACGCAACGACGATGAGCCGTTACAGCCAGGAGAGTTTAGGGACATTGACGCGCCTGGTGGTAGCATCAGAGACGCTATTGTGCCTTTGCCGTACAAGGAGCCGTCAGCAACTTTGGCACAAATGTTGGGTGGATTGGTTAGTGACGGGCGTAGGTTCGTTGCGTTAGCTGACCAGCAGATGTCGGACATGAATCAGGAAACGCCCGTGGGGACTACGGTTGCCATGTTGGAGCGTGGAATGAAGGTGATGTCTGCGATCCATAAAAGGCTGCACTACGCGCAGAAGGCTGAGTTTAGGCTTATGGCGCGTATCTTTGCGGAAAACCTGCCGCCAGTATACCCCTACGAGGTGGCGGGTGCTCCTTCTGAAGTGAAGGCGCAAGACTTTGACGCTCGGATCGATGTTCTCCCAGTCTCGGATCCAAATATCTTCTCTATGTCGCAGCGCATCACGTTGGCCCAGACTCAACTCCAACTGGCCCAATCTAATCCTCAGATGCACAACCTTCACGCGGCGTATCGTAGAATGTATCAAGCGTTAGAGGTGCAGAATATTGATGAGATCTTGCCTCCTCCCCCACCGCCTCCCCAGCCTATGGATCCAGCGGTAGAAAACGGAAGGTTGATCAATGGTCAGGCTCCGCAGCCGTTTCCACAGCAGGATCATGATGCACACATTCAGTCACACTTGGCGTTGCTTGAGTTGTCTGTATTGCAGAACGCACCTCCTGTTTTGGCGGCACTGTTTGGTCATGTGTTGCAGCATGTGAGCATGAAGGCTCGTGAGATGGTGGATGCAGAAATAGCGGCTCTGAACGAGGAGCAGGGCATGAACCAGCAATCACAGCAAGAACAAATGCAGCAAATTCAGTTGCTGGCGCAGACAGGTGCTTTGGACCCAGCGTCGGCGCAGCAGATGATGATGCAAGCACAACAGAACGCACCAGTTCAGTTGCAAACGCAGTTTAGTCCCGAGCAGGTAGAGGCACGGGTTGCGCAGATAGAGGCGGAGCTTATTAAGGAGCTTACGCCGTTGATGACGTATAAAGGTCAGGACGCCGCAGAAAACGATCCATTGGTTGATATCCGGATGAAGGAGTTATCGATCAAGGAGATGGAAGCGAACCACAAAGCTGCCTTGGATCAAGCGAAGTTGGAGCTTGAGGGCATGAAAGTGGAGCAACGTGCGGTTACGGATGCGGCTCGGATGGAGTTGCAGGAGCAGATTGCGGATGAGCGGAATGAAGTAAACCGTGAACGCATTGATGTGCAACGTCAAGCCGTGGAGCAACGAGATGCCACTCAAAGCGGGTAGTTCTGATAAAGTCGTCAGTCAAAACATAAAGACGGAGATGGCTGCGGGTAAGCCGCAGAAGCAGGCAGTAGCCATCGCCTTGGACAAAGCGGGTCGGAGTAAGTATGCCGACGGTGGTTTTGTCAACAAACGGTTCAGCCCTATCGCTAGGCCGCAGAGGTTCGCCGGAGAGTTTTGATGTGCGTACTTGTGTTCGTAGCATACGGGCACATGTGGATAGATGGCTACGGTAGTTGGTTCTACAAAGCCTGTAGGTATGACTGCGGCTCGAAAACCTTCGGATATTATGATAGGGTATACAGGGTGGATCCTGATTACCGTTGTCCTACGAGGTTTTACAAAGATGATAGATCCAATTACAGCCGTGGGTATGGCGACGAGCGCATTCAACGCCATCAAGAAAGGGATTGCCGTAGGCCGTGACATCCAAGATATGTCAGGCCAACTTTCCCAATGGGGAAAAGCCTTCAGCGACTTTTCGTATGCAGAAGACAAGGCACAAAATCCTCCTTGGTACAAGTTTAGTGGCAGTGACGAGGAAACTGCGT